ACCGTGGCCCGCGTGCCGATGCCCGAGGTTGGGTCCCACTCGTAGATGCCCCCATCCACCAGCTGCATGATGAGGTTCTGGCCGTAGTTGTCAAACTGCCAGACCTGCGCCAGCAATGACAAAGATGTGGACGCAGGGCGAGGAGTGCCCCAGGTGCTCAAGCCCCAAGTGCCAGTGCCCCAGCCGAAGTCGACGAAGCTGATGTCACCTCCGACGTTGATCTGGTAGGTCGCCGTTGCCGTGCCGGCCGCTGTGGCCGTGGATGTCGCTTGGGTCGGGGAGAGGATTGTGTATTCATCTGGAGTAAGTATCTCCTGGATTTCAAACTCGTGATTCAAGTCAGCATTGGGAATGCCGCCAGGGTCACCGGTGGTGCTGCTGAAGGTGACGAAGTCGCCCTGCACTGCGCCATGCGCAACGTCGTTTACGGTCACGGTGGTTGATCCGTTGACCGTGTCAAATGTCACACCGCCCGTGGCCCGGATTGGGGTGATGTCGCCCCACGCTCCGCCGTAGAAACCGTAAACCTTGCGGTTTGTTCCGAGGGCCGCGTACGGCACGCCATCAAGCCCGTTCCAAGTGAAAATCTCACTGGCAGAGCCTACGAAGTTGATGGTGGTGTTGCCGAACTGCGTCCAGCCGCCAATCTTCTCTGGCAGGCCATAGCGAAAGCGCACATAGTCGCTGTCCACCCAGCCGCCTTCAGCGCCGTATTCGGTGTTTTGCTTGTCAACCCCGGGCTTGAGGAACAGTCTGAGCAGTGCCATATCAACCCTTTGCAGCGCGCATGTTGTCGACTAAGTTGGTGTATGGACGGCCAGCCTTTTTGGCAGCCGCTTTTGCAGAGGCCTTCTTTGCAGGGGTCAATGCCTTTGGCTTGCCAATGGCCTTAGGGCGTTTTTTGTCCCAGATGGGCTTGGTTTTCATGTGACGCGTCTCCATTCAGGTTTGCCGTCACCTCGACTAAAGTGCGGCGTATCGACCAATTTGAGGCCATTTCCGCCCCAGGAATTGAGCGGATGCAACGATTCCCAGTATGCGCCAAGTGGGGCCAAAACCTTCTTGTCGTATACCAATTTTCCGTCAACGAAGAAGTTGAAGTCAACCGCCAGGCGCTTCAGGTGCAGCGAGTTCATGGTCTGGCTGCGACCGGTTTTAACGTAGATGGCCTGCTGTTCAGGGGTGCGGTACAACTCACCAGCGGTGACCAGAAAACCCTGGGAGGTTGCAAACTCAACGAGCTTGCCCATGTCCAACAAGAAAGCTGCTTGTTCTTTACTCAGGCTCATTTGTCGCCTCCCTTGCGCATTTCCATGACCTTCTCAACGGTGCGGCCGCCAAAGTAAGCGGTCATCACCAGCATGCCCCACTGGCCCAGCAGGCTGACGTAAGCCTCTTGTACCTGGATTCCTGCGGCGGAGAGGCCAGCAAAGATCAGGTAGGCGGTGAGGATGTAGAGCAAGGTGCCTGGGCGAATGTTCTTGGACAGCCAGGAGTCGGAGGCCATATCAGCCTTCCAGCGGTCGCTGACGTTGTCTTCCTGGTTGGCCTGTGCAGCCAGGAGCGCCTTGAGTTCTTCTTGCTCAAGGCGGGCCTTTTCAATGCCTAGCTCCAAGAGCCGCTCTTCGTGGTCATATTCCAGCTGGCGCAGCTTGCTGATCTCTTCAGGACTGGGGTTGTCTGAGATTTTCACACCCAGTGTTTTCTCAACAACCTCTTTGCCTTTGGCCTGGATGGCTGACGACAAAAGGCCCAGACCATTCTGGGCCAAGGTTCCGAGCAGTGATGCAACGATTGGAATCATTGGTTTTCCTTCTTCTCTAGTTCTTTCAACAGCTTTTCAATCCTGGCCTCTGTGCGCTCTGCCTTTTTCTGTATTGTCAGGGTATCAAAATACAGCATCGCCATCAATGGCAGCAGCAAACAAAACAAGAGCATCAGCAGCACCACAACGGCTATATGTCCCGATTCTGGTAAATGACGTACATCAGTGCCCACAACTCCAGAATCAACAGCAGGACTGCTCCGAAAATTAAAGCCTCAAGTTCAATCTGGTTGAACACATTTTCAAGCGCTTGCGCCTTGAGCGATTTTTCCTTTGGCGGGTTAAGCTCTTGTCGCTTGACTTCTTTTTTTACTTCCTCATGCGCCTCAAAGAACTGCCCTATGTATCCAGAAATCTCCTTCGTTACTTTGTAAAGGTCTGAGCCTGTTGCCTTGGCGTCTTTGTACAGCGCAATGCCTTGCTTGATGCCAGCAATTGCGGTGAGAGCGAGGGTAATAGGCTCAATCTTGTCCTCACTTCAATTCAAAACTTAAATTTGCATGACGGGGGTACTGCACAACGCGTTCCCCCTCAGGGCATTTGTACTTGATCGTCGCCAACAAAGTGGCTTTTCCGTGAGCGATTTTCTCTTTTTGCACCATTGTCAGTTGGTACGTAAAGGTGTCAATCTCTGGCCCTGCTGGACCGCTGAATTTACTGGCGGTGGTGGCCGCTGCATGGACCATCCCTGCTGCATCGCGGATGCTCGGAGTAAAACTCTCAACAGAGCAGTCGTCACGCTTCTTGATCCGCGCAACGGTGACGTTTATTGGCTTGCCAGCTTCTGCCACGATCTTAAAGTTCTCAGGTGACCACTCAATGATTGCGCGGTCAAACCAGCCAAACTTGTCGGCCAGCGTGTAGCTGCCGCCCAGTGCGGCAACACTGGCAGCAACTGCACCGATAGCCTTGGTTACGTCGATCATGGCTGTTCCTTACATAGTCGCTCCCGATGCAGCAGGAACCGTCGTGATCTCGATCGCCACTGACTGTTTCAAGTTCAGTGGTTGGCCACAATCGGCGCAGGTGTCTGCGTCGATCTCGGACTGATCCAGGTCGTAGCCGCACGCACCGCAGAGAACTTCTACGGCGTGTGCAGGTTCGATACTGCCGTCAGGCAGCGTTCGTGACGGGCTTTGTAGCTTCATCGGACTTTGCCATTTCAGGCATTGGAATTTGGGGCTGCACTTCAGCATGGATGGCATTGACCAGCTGGAACACTTCGCCGTAGGGGCGCGTACCCAGGTAGCCTAAGACACCGTTGACGAGTTGCAGGGAAACTTTCACTTCATCATTCATGGATTTTCTCCAAAGCATCGCTGAGAACGGGGCAGCGATGGGACCCCACAACCAATTATGCCCGTCACTGCTGAGGCTCATCCGCAGGCAGGGGCGTGTTACCTTCGGCTACCCACTTTAAATACTCTTCGTTGTTTTCTCTGTTGACAAATGCCCCGTCAGAAAGTCGCAAGGCATAGTCGCTTAATTGAAAGCCATCTGGTCTTTGTGTGTTCATTAGTTGGTACATATCAAAGCTCCGCAGATGCAGTTACAACCGTAGTTGTTGAACCAGAAGCGTACAGAAATGCCGCCTGACCAGAAGAAGCAAAAACGCCTGTATAGCCGGTAAAATCTAACCTCATGTTATTTTGGCTTGCGCTGTTAAGGGTAATCGTTCCAAATGTCCCCGGAAAACCTCCTGCGGGAGTTAAAACTGTCCATTGCCCACTGGTGTTTCCCACTGCTGGAAGTGTTACGGTTGAGGGCGCTGTACGCATTGGAAAATAAAAACTAAAAGGAATCGCTCCAGTACTTGTTCCAAATGTACTGCCAATCGCAACCACTGTTCCGCCTGTGTAAGAAAAACTTTGAAAATATCGCTGACAAAGTTGCAACTCAGTACCATACGAACGGAAGTCAAACGATGTGGCTACAGTGCCTACTTCGATTTGAACCGCAGTGATACGGAATGTTGCGCCAGTGGTCTCAGACAAGTTGACGGTTCCCTGAACACCGCGAGAGCCGCCAGAAGACGCCCATACATTGGCGGTTGGTTGCAAAGAAGGGTTACCACTTCCCAAGTTCAACTGAAGACGCATGGAGGCTTCATTGCCAGTAGGCCAAGTCCCAGTAACGCTACCGGGGATGGAAACCGATGCAGTCGTCCAAGTATTTGCAGAAGAAATTGCAAAAGTGAATCCGTAAACTTGGTCTCCAGAATTGCTTAGAACGCATCCGCTAAATGTTCCAGTCAGGCTTGATTTGACTTGAAAAGAAAGCGTAATACCTTTGGCGCTTGCGGTTCCAAATGCAAGGTCAATAATATTCAGACCCTCAATGTACTGAGCAACTAAACGACTGTCACTTGATGTGGTTGCAACGCCAGTGCCGTTTGTAACCAACAAAGAATACTTGTAACCAACAGGAGCGTCTGTCGATTGAGAGCAAGTTAGGGTCGTGCTATTTGTGCCAAGGTTTTGAATAAACCAACGGTCGGTAACAAACGCTTGAGATGTGCCAAGAGGAACAGAGACAGACGCGCCTGCGTTCCTCTGGTCAATCCGCATATCCCCGTTGATGAGTTTATTTTTGAAGGAAGTAGAGTCACCAGCGCCCAGCGAGTAGCCGGACTCTGTGGTCATCTTTTCTGCTTGTACTGTTCCGTAACTCATGCTGTTACTCCTGCAAGTTGCTCGTCAGTTGGACGAGGCAGTGTTGGGTGATTCCACGCTTTGATGTAGTCACCATTGCCGTCGCTGTCGTTCTGCAAACGAATAGCGTCTACGAAATCACGGTCTGTGAGTTCAGGATAGAGTGATTTGATTTTGTCGTATAAAGT